CGGAGTTCCCCCCCGGTAATCTCTTTCATTCTTAACAAGCCAGTCGATCCTAATTCTACCCCGTAGGGGGTGTATTGAATTGGTGGAGTAGCCGGGAATTGCACCCGGGTCCTGCTCTTGTGACATACAATGACGTCAACAATTACTCTATATTTATAGCACCATATTGCCGAGATGTCAACCATTATGATATAAATAGTATTGAGGGTTAATTTTTTTAGGAGAGGGAAATAGTAGATCCTTTTACTGCAATCGCCGCCGCAACGTCGGCCTTTAACACCGTAAAGAGATTTGTCCAAGCAGGCCAAGACTTTGAAAACACAGTCGGGCAAATGGGCAAATGGTACACCGCTATATCAGATTTTAGAAAAGGACAACAGATGGCAAAGAAGCCTCCGTTGTTCAAAAAAGTTTTCCAAGCAGGATCAGTAGAAGAAGAGGCATTACAATTATTAATGCACGAGAAGAAAATCATTGAACAGGAAAAAGAATTACAAACATTATTAAACTTTCGTTATGGTTATGGAACTTGGGACGAACTCAAAGAAATGCGTCGTAAGATAAGAGACCGTAGAGAAAAGGAAGTTTACAAACAGGCTCAATTGCGTAAAGATTTTGTTGAAACATTACAGATAGGAACTGCTGTCTTGGCCATAGCACTTCTGGCTTTTATTATATTTTATTTTTTGTTCAAGGCTAAAGGACTTATATGATAGGATATTTGGTTGCTTTTGTATTTGTTAATATATTGGTTACGCCAGACGTATTGGCCGGAGCGAAAACATACGGAGCCACAAAGCCTTACACCCTAGAGCAACAGATCAGAAGAGGCGAAAGAAATAAAGTTAAGATGACAACTGCACGTAGAGTATATATGGGACACATCGGAGATAATCTAGTGTGTATATATGTGGGTGCAGGAAAGAGTAACGAAACAATAGTTACTGGAAAAGATGATAGATGTATGGGATCAATGATGGTACCATATGCACCAGACCCTTCCTATGATTGGAAGGACACTCTCAAGAAGATGCAAAAAGATTATTAACCATTACGGAGATAGATATGGGGTATAGTAAACAACTTATCGACCATTATGAAAATCCTAGGAACGTGGGTTCTATGGATAAAGAAGATAGTGACGTAGGCACAGGACTTGTGGGAGCACCTGCTTGTGGCGATGTTATGAAACTACAAATAAAAGTAAACAAGAAAGGATGTATTGATGACGCCAAGTTCAAAACGTTCGGCTGTGGCAGTGCTATTGCTAGTAGTTCTCTTGTTACTGAGTGGGTTAAAGGCAAAACACTGGGCGAAGCAAGGGAAATTAAGAATACAGAAATCGCAACAGAACTGGCTCTTCCACCCGTAAAAATACATTGCTCAGTACTGGCAGAAGATGCCATTAAAGCCGCTATTGATGATTACAACAAAAAGAATGTAAAATGATTTGTATTAAATTTGTTTGATGTTTGCGGCAATAGTTCGGCCACGGAATTCTTCTAAGTTATATTCTAATTGAATACCTTCTAGTATATCCGTTATACCTGCTTTTTTAAATTGGGAAACGTGTACAAATATATCTTTGCCACCTTTTTCTGGAGTGATAAATCCAAAACCTTTTACTGGATTGTACCACTTTAGTTTTCCTTTTTCCATATGTTATATACGCCCTAGTTTGTTTTTAGTAGTAATAATACTAATCATATTTATAAATTTTTTGGTAAATGTTACGGATATCATAATAAAAGAAAGGCGTTGTAAGAATTACTCTTCAACGCCATTCTTAATCAAATTACATAGAGTTCTTTTTTTCTTGAATCTCTGCTCTTCTAGACTTTGCAAGTTTACCCATTTCGCCTAATGCTTTTCTGGCTCTTGCCGCTGAGGCTTTCACGCCTTTGGTATCGAAAGATTCAGACTCTTTCAAGTAGTTCTCGTATGCCGCCGTGATTTGCTCATGAATTGATGACATATTTTTCTCCTGTTACTATTTTATATATGTTACGCCAAGTTGGTACCTTTTCGATTTGACTGTTCGAAAACATCTTATTGTAACTATGTTCAATAAGGATTGGTTTAAGTCCATGCTTTAGTCCAACTAATGCATTTTCTGGCTTATCTTCAATCCACCAATGCCCTTGACCCATTTTACTCAAAACTTCTTCCTTGCCGGAACCAGTTTCTAAGAAATGGATATCCTGAAAAGTGTCTTCTCCAAAGACATCTGCCAAATTCATTTTTCTTAATGCTTGGCTAGGTTTGTCTAAAGTTAAAGAAGTTATAGCACTAAAGGTATATCCTTTTTCTTTTAATGCTTTCACTATTTCAACACTATCTTTATGTGGTTCTAAAAAACCAATCCATGCAGATCGATTAAATATCTTTACTAACCATTCTGCTTTATCTTCTGGAATAGCATCTTTCTGGATATTTGTAACAAATCTAAGATGTGTTTTATACTCTGTGTCACCGCCTTCCTTGACGATGAAACCCTCTAACGCCATCCATTTTTGGAAGGCAGTATCCCAATCAAGTAGAACTCCGTCTACATCTACTAAAATTTTTTGACTCATGTTTTTATTCCAGTGGTTGCTTCAATATATTGTTTTGCCATAGTGGTATGGGTTTTTGAAGAACAAACTACACTGGACTTAGGCATATGAATATCTGATAACGGATCCGCTGTCATCATGAATTGACCTAGGCCAATTCCTTTACCTGTGTTCATTAATGTTAAAGGCTTATGTAAGCGATAACCTGTGTCGGTTATGTCATCTACTCTTGCTACGATCTCTTCTCCGGATTGTAACTTAAATGATACGGTATCGCCTTTTTTGTGCGGACTTTCAATTAACATAATTTATTGTTTGATTCCTTCCATACCGTGGTCTTCAACGTACTTAACAAGTTCGTTGTATCCCCCAACGTACTTACCGTTAAGTATGATTTGCGGTACGGATCTTGGCTGTGGCATACCATTTGCTTCAAACTCTTCTAATAAAGTTTCTCTACTTAGGTCTCTGCCTATCAACATTTCTTTGTATTCTATTCCTGATGTCTTAAGCAAATGTTTTGCCTTATCACAATAGGTACACATTGGTTTTGAATATACTATATTTGTCATAATTATAATTTGAATCCTTTGAATGTATCTTTCTCTACGTCTTGTTTTACGCCCCCAATTATATATGACTCTACTTCTGTTTCTTGTGGAGCCACTTGTAATCCTGCTGAACTCAACCAATGTTGTGTCCAAGGTAAAGGATTAGTATTCACCGGTTGATCAAAGATAGGTTTGTATCCTAAGGCTTTCAATCTTCTATTAGCAATGAATTCTACATACTGGCCTAAGATTTCTTCGTTCAATCCAATGATGGATCCATCTTTGAACAAATACTTTGCCCAAGCCTTCTCTTCTTCAACGCAGGTCTTCCACATATCATAAACTTCTTCTTCACTTTCCTGTCCTAGTTTTTGCATTTCAGGATCGTCATTACCACGTAACCAATTTTTTAAAACGTGTGTTGATAAGTTTAAGTGTGTTGCCTCGTCTCGAGCAATTAAAGAAACAATTTTTGCTGATCCTTCCATCATCTTACTTTCTGCAAAGGCAAACGTACAAGCAAATGACACGTAAAATCTTAATCCTTCTAAGATGTTTACATTCATCATTGCAAGGAATAATTTCTTTTTGACATCTGTAATTGTTCCTTTGCCTTTATACATAAAGTTTTCTACTGCTTCTGTATAAGAATCATAATTTTTAGTAACTGAAATAGCACGTTTAATAATTTCGTCATCTTCTAAGATGTGATCCAATACTTCACTTGGATCAGGATAAACGTTTTTCATAATGTGTGTATAAGAACGTGAATGGATTGTTTCAAAGAAATCCCAAGTAACAATACAACCTTCTAGTTCAGGTAATGATACCCAAGGTAAAAATGCAAGACTTGGACCTCTGCCTTGTACACTATCTAATAGTGTTTGATATTTTAAGTTGCTTGTGAAGATATGTTTTTGTTCAGGTCTGAACTGTTGATAGTCCGCTCTATCTTTTTGAAGACTTACTTCTTCAGGTCTCCAAAAGTAACCTAGCATAGTTTGATTAAGTTTATCAAACTCAGGAAACTTAAATGTATCATATCTCTGTGTATTCTGATCTTCACCAAAGAACATTGGTTGCTTTGTAAAGTCTACTTTGTTTCTATTAAAGACAGTTTTCGCCATTTCTTACTCTTTCTATATCTCTATTTTCCTATACTATTATAAATTACTTTGCGTCGCTTGTCAATAGTTAAATTGCACAGGCTTCACATTCTTCGTCCAATTCCTTTTGAGAAGTTGGTTCAGGGTGTGGTGCTTCTTGCTCCAGCGGAGTACTTATCTCTTCTCTCAATTCTTCTACGTCTTCACCTTTAAAATCATAGGTATTTTGATAGTAAGAAGTTTTCCAACCTAGTTTATATGTTGTAAGTAAGTCTTTAAACATAGTACTCATTGGAACTTCGTTATCTTCGTACTGAGTTGGATTGTAACTCCAATTACCTGATATTGCTTGATCAAAAAACTTTTGGATCACAGCCATTACATGGATATACCCTTCATTACCAGGCATCTCCCAAAGTAATGTATAATAATTTTTTAAACTTTGAAACTGCGGAACAATTTGTTTAAGAGGCCCTTTTTTTGATTTCTTAATGGACAAGTACCCTCTAGGTGGCTCAACTCCGTTTGTGGCGTTCGACACAATGGAACTGCTCTCCGAAGGCATTTGTGCGGACAATGTCGAGTGCCGTAGACCGTGCTGTCTAATGTCATTGCGTAAAGTATCCCAATCATACTTTAACTTAATATTACAGACTTCATCCAAGTCTTTTTTATATGTATCAATTGGTAGTATGCCATCACTATATTTAGTGCGGTTAAAATAATCACAGGCACCTCGTTCTTTTGCAATTTTATTACTTGCTTTTAATAGATAATACTGAAATGCTTCTGTAAGTTCATGTACCTTAGTTAATGCTTTTTTATCATTATATTTTACACCATGTCTTGCAAGAAAGTGTGCTAGTCCAATGTAACCGATTCCCAAAGAACGTCTTGCTTTTGTAGATTTTTCAGCCGCCTCAACTGGATATTTTTGATAATCAATTATTTCTTCTAAGGCTCTTACTGCAAGTTCGCATAATTCTTCCAAATCATCAAGTTCTTTAAGAACTCCAACGTTAATTGCACTTAAAATACATAAAGCAATCTCACCTTCAGGATCATCTATGTGTTGTAAAGGTTTTGTTGGCAAAGTAATTTCCTGACACAGGTTGCTCATGTAAACTGTATCTTTAAATGAACTGTGTGTGTTTGCATGATCTACATTCATAATATAGATACGTCCTGTTTCAGCACGTTCACGTAGGACATCACCAAACAATTCCATAGCAGGAATACTTTTCTTCCTTATGCTTGGATCCTTTTCATACTTTGTGTAAAGTTTTTCAAACTTTGCTTGATCACTAAAAAAGGCTTCATATAAATCTGGTACTTGGTGTGGCGAGAATAAAGTTATGTCTTTGCCACCTAAAAATCTTTCATACATTAATTTGTTCAATTGAATTGAATAATCTAATTTACGTACTCTATTATCTTCTGTGCCTTTATTATTTTTTAAAACTAGTAAATCTTGAATCTCATAATGCCAAAGTGGGAAATGGGTAGTTGCACTACCTCCACGTACTCCGTTCTGTGTACAACATCTTACAGTAGATTCAAACTTCTTTAGAAATGGAACAAGACCTGTATGTGCTACTTCTCCACCTCTAATCTTAGAGTTGATTGCTCTAATACGTCCTGCATTAATTCCTATGCCTGCCCTTTGAGCCGTATAACGTCCAATAGCCATATCGCTAGAAAAAATACTATTAAGGGTGTCATCACTATCAACAAGGACACACGAAGCAAATTGTCTAACAGGTGTACGTACACCGGCCATGACTGGCGTTGGGATATTGATTTTAAAAAGTGAGGTCGCATCATAGTATCTCCTTACGTAATATAATCTATCTTCTTTAGGATAGTTTGCAAATAATGTTGCCGCAATCATCATGTACATATATTGCGGTGGTTCAAAGATCTGTCCTGAAGATCTATCCTGTACAAGATACTTGTCTACAATTTGTCTTAGTCCAGCATAGGTAAAATTTTCATCTCTGTTAAGTTTTATGTATTTGTCAAGGGATTCTAATTCATCTTCAGTGTAAAGGTCTAAAATTTGTGGATCGTAAACACCACGTTCGATATTAAGTTTGATCATGTCAAAGAAAGATTTGTGTTTGTATTCACCAAACACATCTTTGTACACTCCATATAATAATAGTCTTGCCGCAACATATTGATAGTTGGGTGCTTCTAATGAAATAAGATCGTTTGCTGACCTAATAAGAACATCTTGTATCTCCCGTGTACTCATTCCATCGTAAAACTGAAGGTTTGAATTCATTTCAACTTGTGAAATACTAACCCCTGATAAACCTTCGCAGGCAAATTGAACTACTTTATGAATTTTATTAATATCTAATGGGAGTCTTTTACCATCTCGCTTTACTATGTGAATTCCTGAACCGTTTGACATCTATTACTTCCTTACTTTTTACTTTTACAATACCTCAAAAAAGTATTTAGTTTACCTGGGGCATCTTGAAAATACGTTGTGATACAAAATGCTTTGGTAGTCCTATATATACTTCCTCAATAATTGGGTTTATTAAATTGTTATCCACAGCCAGCAGATGATATGTGTCTTTACTTTTTGTGTCTACTGTATTATGTATCTCAAAACTGCTATCTGAAAAACGTTCAGTTAATTGGAGACTGTAACAGATTCCTAAAGTAATGCACATCTCAGTGTATAAATTTTTTTCTACTAATTGCCATGGGTCTAACCAAGTTTTCTGATTCCAGGGATCTACATCGGTTTTGAATACCCGAGGGGCCTTTTTATACAACACTAGACAATCCGTGAACGGATCTTTGGATTTTTCAAGTGTTGATCTGAAGTCATGCCATTCTCGTAGCCGAGACTCATATCCGTTTTCAAACATTTACCTTACTATGTTTTAGAGTTGACTTTAAAATGTAAATATCCTTGATCACTTGTAGTAGAGTTTAACACCTGAATGGCCACTGTGTCAACCGTTGTGTCACCATTTACGTCAAGATAGTTTGCTCTAAACTGTAAATTGGTTTGGTTGCTGGCACTTCCACTATAAGTAAATTCGTCATCAAGGGATACTGCGTTGTTGACGCTGTCAATGACAAGATTGATTACACCCATACGTTGTGCATCAATAACTGAACTTTTGTATGTGTATTCAATTGAGAATGATCTAGAAGCGTCACCTGGTAATCTAAATAATGTTACGTAACTTCCTGTTTGTATTATGTTTAGATTATGTGTTGAACTATCAAATAAATCTATTTCACCTTCAGTTTCACTTTTGTATGCAACACTTGTATAATTTGCATCATACATTAATCTTCTTTTTCTTTCAAAGAAATCTTCGCTACTTGAATTACCTTCTTGTCGTGTATTAATAATAGTGAAGAACGGAGTAGTATCTCCACCACCTTCATTACCTACGTCAATAAACTTGTTGCCTGTGCTATGATTGAACTGGCCGTTTTGGTACCATAAACCGTGTTGGTTAATGTATCTAAATAGACTGTTGCTTACATTGTTTCTTGATGGTCCAGTAGCCTGTGCTTGTGAACCTATGATTGTATCTTTTCCATATACTATACCATAATCATTTGTTTCGAATGTACACTTGTCAAAAAGGTTATCATTACAGTCGTCATCACTTTTAACTGCATAACTAAATCCTGTAACTTTTACATTTCTAAATGTATTTTGCATTGTTCCAACTATGCTTGACAATGAAGACATCTTAATTCCTATTGCGTTTGGTGTTGTGGCACTAGTTGAAATCCACGGACCCTCAATTATAATATCTTCAAATAAACTTTCTCTACAAGTTACAAGATCAAGTCCTGTTTTCTCAAGTGTATTAATTTTTAATGTTACACCTTTGATTGTAATTTTTCTTGCTTGGTTAGTTAATGAACTACCTGAGTCAGCCGCCGGAGAACCTGGAGTACTTAAACTGTTAACAGTTTTAAATATAGGAAATTCTCCTGTCTGATGAATTATTGTTTTATCACTGCCTGCACCTATTAACGTTGCATGAGGTGGAATATGTATTGTGTTTGTAATTGTATATGTACCTGGCTGTAATTCTAAAACAACTCTGCTTGGTACTGTACCTTTAGTAGAAGTGTTAAGATATAGTTGGTCTACTGCTCTTTGTAATTGTGCAGTTTGATCTGTTCCATCTCCTAATGCACCAAATGATTGAACTGTGACAGTTTCATCTAATCTCTTTTGAAGTGTTCTTGTAATAGGACTAGTTGCACTTGCACCTGTTTGTATTGAACTTCCTGTTTTATATGTGTATGTACTTGCTAATTCAAATAAGTTATCGTGTTCTGTTATGATTTTAGAATTGCCTACTGCTGGTGAGCCTTCTGATACTGCACCATTACCAATGTAAAGTTCTTGGGAATCAACTGCCCAACCTAATTCACCGCCAGCAAGTTGAGGAATTCCAGAGCCAACGTTCTTTTGTCCTCTTCTAATTTGAATACGTGATATCTGTACTACTGCCATTTAATAACTCCTGATACATATATTTATGCGAACTTGTCGTAATACAGATATACCCTATCCCACCATTTAGATTCCCATTGTGCAAAATCTTCTTCTAATAGGTCGAATTGCTGGTATTGAAAGTCTCTACTACACATAAAAATATGTCCAGAACGTATATTTGTGTCATATAATTCATTGTGTGCTAGGGCATAAGCCGTCAATTGTAGGTAGTAATCTTCAACCCACTCTTTCTTCTTAGGCTTATTTGTTTGCTTGAAGTCCATGATTGCAGGTTTACCCTTGTAAACTCCTACAAGGTCAGTTGTACCTGCATAAATCTTAGGATGAAACAAATGTACTTCACTTCCCCACATTTCATCTATATCAACTATCGCTTTTTCACGTACTGTTTCAGCCATTTGATGGGCCTGTTTAGCATAAGGATTAGATCCCGGAATAGGCCATTGTCCTTTATCGATATAATCTTCAAGGTATTTGTGCATACGTGTTCCAATACCTGCGGCTTCTGTTGTGATCTGTTTTGCTTTCTCTGTTCCTACACGTTTACGCCATTCGATTAAATGTGTCTTGTCCTTTGTAGCATCTAGTATAGTTGTTACACTTGCTACTGCATTTCCATCAGGACAGGCATACAATCTCTTACCATCTATGTGTTGGCGTTTTAATTCTTTGTAATCAAACTTATTTGTGATTAAAGACAATGTGATCTCCTATTCGTATTCAAAATCAACTATAAACGAGCGTCTCTGTGTTGATGTAGGATAAACTCCGTGCCATACTCTACCATCTAGCATAACCACGCCGCCTGCTTTGCTTAGATAGTGTCCCGGGTGTTGATACCCATTAGGCTCTGGCATTAGGGTAAACAAAACACCGTCATACTTATTATCCTTTGAAGTAACAACATCGTCCATATGCAATACCACACTGAAAGTTTTATAATTCATGTCGCCAGTGTGTACGTGTACTCCTTGAAAACCATTTTTATTATATGTTATAGTCCATGCACGTATTACCTTAAGTGTTTTTACTGGTAATGTAAATGATTTCACTTTGCTTAATATCCAATCCAAATAGTCCGGTTTAAGATCTCCCCATCTGCAAGAAGTCTTTTCACTTTCCAAATCTATTTGTTCACCATTTGCGGTTGTGGTGTAATCGCTTATGTCCTGTCCATCATGTTCAAATAATTTTTCGAACTTTTTATAGTCAGGATAGTGTGATGTAATAATCCATTGATTATTGACGCTTTGAATGTTGTCGTCTTCGTTAGTGTAGTTTAGTTTTCCCATTCTACTAGTATATACTAAAAACTGTAGAAAGTCAAGTTATAGATTGGCTTGAGTGGCTCTTTGAGCCATTTGGTCTATGTTGCCTGTGTCCTCGGGTGGCACCTCAGCATCAGCACCACCTTTGAACGTTATTCCTTCTGGGTCAAATTTATCAACAAAGTTTTTGATTGCAGGTACAGTATCGTAAACATTTTTGAATGTTTCAATATCAAACTGCTCTGAGCCTAAGTTAGCCATTTCTTGATTAAGATCGTCCCATGATAGTTTATCTTCGCCTGCTTGTGAGTGCATTCGGAGAATTCTGATGAGGTTAGGTGTTGATGATTCTAAGACTTTTTTTTTGAGTCGGCCAGAATATTTCCAAGTCTTCGTGAACGTTCTATACTTTCACGTTTACCTCGGCCTGCTTCTTCTTCCCCACCGACTGCAGGTTCGCTTGTTGCAAATTCATCTTCAGTTCCAGCCTCTGCCTCTGCGCCTGCTTCAGCATCTACTGTTGGCTCCATTTCTGGTTCTTCTGCCGGAGCCTCGTCTCCCATCTGTGCGGGAGCACCTTCGCCTGTTACAATGGCTACGCCACCTGTAAGTGCGTCTCTAGTTTGCTCTAATGTTG